GATAGCTAACACCTGGGCCCATAACGGTGGAACCGGCAACAAGATTACTATGAGTGTTCCACAGACTGACTTAGGGCAGCCCAGTTATGAAGAGGCTGACGGAATCACAATGTTAAATCTTCCATTTGTTGCAACTCCTACATCTGCGGGCAATAACGAATTTCAAATTACTTACCACTAGACTTTGCCACTAGAGTTGATACCATTTATGCTATGGCAGCATATTAATTTTTTATGGCATTAGTTTTAAAGCAAAAGGACAGTTATTCATGGCCTATCAAAGTAAAATTACCGGAGGATGGAAAATATAAGCAGTTTTCATTTGAAGTAACTTTCAAAATGGTTCCTACTTCCAGATTCATGGAAATGGTAGAGCTATCAGAAAAGGGTGAGATTAATGATGTTGATATTGTGCGTGAGGTCGTTTTAGGTTGGGCGGGTATCTTGGATGATAAAGGCGAAGAAATGCCATTCGTAAAAAAGAAGTTTGAAGAATTATTAGAAGTTTTTGGAGTACCGCAAGCAATCTCACAAGCATTTGTAGACAGTCAAACAGGAGGCGCTAAAAGAAAAAACTAATTGAGGCGGCGCAGTATATATGTGGTAAAAGTTTAACTATTGATGAAACGGACAAAGACGCGGAGGTGTTAGGAATCCCGATAGAAGAAAAAAAGCCTGAGCCTGATTTTGAAGTATTTGAGGAGAATTGGGTTACTGTTGAATTTTTTCTAAAATGTCAAACCCAATGGAATACATCAATGGGAGGTGTAACCGGTTTAAATTACGCCGGCGTCTTAGCCTTAGCTAATATATTAGAAATAGATAACTTTAAAAACGTGTTTGAAGATCTACAGGTTTTAGAAGTTGAAGCTATTCAGTTATTAAATAAGGAGCGTAAATAAATGGCTGGCGGTGGTACAAAATTTAGTTTATTAGTTGCCCTAAAAACGACAGGGCAAGCGGGTTTAAAACGTTTAGGAAATTCAATGCAGGGCCTTCAGGGCCGAATGAAAAATTTAAGGGCATCGGTTTTATCGCTTAATACTGCCTTTAAAGCTTTTGCGGCTGTTATGGCTGCAAGGACAATGAGCCGATTTGTAAAAGGTGCAATAGATCAAGCTGATGCATTCGGCAAGTTAAGTAGACAAACAGGTATTGCAGCCTCTGAATTACAGTCCTATGTAAACGCGGGAAAACTTGCCGGTGTAGAACAAGCAAATATTGAAAAGGGTTTAAGGCGTTTATCTCAATCAATGTATGAAGCAGATCAGGGGGTTGCGACATATGCAGACGCTTATAACGCATTAGGTTTAACTGTTAGAACTTCAGAAGGAAATTTAAAAGATTCAGAAGTTGTATTAGGTGAAATTGCGGACCGTTTCGCAAACATGCCGGATGGCGCGACAAAGGCGGCTTTAGCAATGGAAATTTTTGGTAGATCAGGCGCCCAAATGATCCCTATGTTAAATGAGGGAAGTGAAGCTTTAAACCAATGGAATTATGAAACTAGTGAAGGTTTTGCACAGAACGCCGAATATTTTAACGATCAAATAACTATGTTAAAGATTGGATTCGATGGATTTAGAAAACAATTAGCTGACGCTGTTTTACCAGCATTAAATTCAATAATGGAAGTGTTTAGGGATATGTTTGGCTCACAAAATGATTGGTCTGGTTTTTTTAAATTTATAGAGGGCTCCATTAGAGGTATTGCGATTACTGTTTTTGGAGTGGCTAAATTATTTCAAGAAATTGGGAAATTAGGCACGGTAATAATTAACAGGATAAGAACCTTAATGGAGGAAATAGATAAAAGAACACCGGGTTGGATAAAAAAATTAATGGGTGGAGGAGTTAAGAATTTAAAAACGTTAGGTAGTCGTTTTATTGCACAACAAGAAACAAATGCCAGGAACTTATTAGGTGATGATTATGTAGATGATGCAAAGGATAGATTTAAAACAAACTTGCCACAATTACAAAAAATAGCCGGAGGTGAAGCAGAAACACCTGAGTCTTATTTTAAAAAAGGTACAAAAGAAGCAAAATTATTAGATGCACAAATTAAAAATATGGGCGGATCTATTGAAAAAACTTTTGGCCAATCCTTTAAGGAAAAAATGACATCATTCAAAGATTCTATTAGTGATGTAGGTTCACAAGTTGCGGACGTAGCAATAAAGGCCTTTAAGGGTTTAGAGGATCAAATTGTTTCACTGGTCATGAATGGCAAGATGTCATTTAAAGAATTAACAAGGTCAATTATTGCCGATATGGCACGTATAGCAATTAGGGCAATGATCATTAAACCGATCATGGCAGGTTTTGGTTTTGCTAAAGGCGGTGCATTTAATCAAGGGGGGCAAATTCACGAATATGCAAAAGGCGGTGTGTTTCATTCACCCCATATGTTCGCAATGGGTGGATCTGGTCAACTGGGGATTTTAGGAGAAAAAGGGCCCGAGGCAGTACTCCCACTACGTCGCGGTGCCAACGGGAAACTAGGTGTTGAAAGTAATGGTTCAGGTTCAACCGTGGTTAATGTGGCAGTAGATGCGAAAGGGACACAAGTACAAGGTTCAGAAGAAGAGGGCCGGATGTTGGGTCAACTAATAGCTAATGCTTGTAAGGGGATTATTATTCAAGAGAAAAGGCCAGGGGGATTATTAGCGGCTTAAACTATGGCAACTTTTTCTTATACACCTTCATTCCCTGCAACGGAAACAATCACACCTTTAGTAAATGTTGTCCGATTGGGTGACGGCTACGAAATGAGGCAACAAGTAGGTTTACAACGTGAGCCATCAGAATGGTCTTTAGTTTTTTCTAATCGTGATGATACAGACAGAGATAATATTCTTACATTTTTATTAGATAAAAAAGGTGCGGAGGCTTTTGATTGGACGCCGCCCAGGGGCAGCGCAGGTAAATATGTTTGTGATGATTGGACTGTAGAAATGACGCAATATGGACGTACAACAATTAATACAACTTTTAGGCAAGTCTTTGAACCTTAATGGCTATTCCAGTTTCAGAGTTACAGAAAATAAATCCTAGTTCTTTAATAGAGTTGTTTACGTTAACTCTTGACTCGACGCTGCATGGTAATTCAGATGTTTACCGTTTTCACAACGGATCTTCTCCAAATGCAAACGGTGAAGTTATTTGGAGCAATCAAAGCTACTTAAGGTATCCAATATCTTGTACTGGTTTTTCACAAGAGGGGAATAGTAAACTACCCAGACCAAGATTGATTATTAGTAATATGCTTGGTTTGTTAACTGGCTTAATGTTAGATACAAATAAAGTTACGCCTGGTGTAGATCTTAACGGTGCGACCCTGGTGAGAATTAGAACACTTGCAAGATATTTAGATGCTGCAAATTGGAGTACAGGGACTAACCCATATGGAACACCATCATCATCAACTGAACTACCTAGACAAGTATTTTATTTAGATAGAAAAGTAACAGAAACAAGAGAAATAGTTGAATGGGAATGTGCAAGTGCCTTTGATTTAGCCTTTGGTCCAAAAGTACCTAAGAGATTAATTACACGAACTGATTTCCCTGGCGTTGGTACTTTTGTTGCATGAATTGGAATGAGACAAGCTGGAAAGATTCGGCCCTAAAACATGCACAAAGTTCAATGGATGAAGTATGTGGTTTAGTTTGCGTTGTTAAAGGTAGAAACAAATATTTTCCTTGTAAAAATATTGCTGAAAATCGATCAGAAAGTTTTTGCATTTGCCCAGATGATTGGATGAAATGCGAAGATGCCGGCGAACCGGTAGCCTTGTTTCACTCTCATGTAGATGCACCCCCTACGCCTAGTGAACTTGATATTGTTAGCTGTAATTATTTAGACTTACCTTTTTATATTGTTAATCCTAAAACTAAAGAATGGCATGATTTTAAGCCTGTTAATTATCAACAACCTTTAATTGGGGTTCCCTGGGAGTGGGGTAAAAGTGATTGCTGGACCACTGTGATTAACTGGTTTGGTAACAAAGGATTACATGTGAAAAATTGGTTTAGACCTGACAACCCAGAGGATATTTTGACTAATGGAATTTTTGAGAGATTGATACCTAAAAGTGGTTTTAAACCTTTGGCGGATGATGAAGACTTATTAGTAGGTGATTTAATTTTAATGAAATTTACCGGTCCTGATCCTGATCATGTAGCTATCTATATTGGGGATATGCATATTGTCCATCACTTAGGCGGGAAACTTAGCAGCCGTGACTTTTACGGCAAATTATTTCACGATGCAACCGTAAGGAGGTACCGACATGCTCAGAAAAATTAAAGTCTACGGAAAATTAAAAAAATTTTTAGGTTGGGATAATGGGACCTATTGGGCAGATGTAAATTCAGCGTCAGAAGTAGGACGTTTTTTAGTTGCCAATTGGCCGGGTGTAAAAAAACATATGGTTGATCAATTTTATAAGGTTACTATTGGTAATTTTGATATTGATGATGATGAAGTAAATAACCCAATAGGACAAGAAACACAAATTACAATTGTTCCTATAGCTGTAGGTGCAAAAGGTTTTTTTAAAAGTGGAATTGGTAAGGTCGTTGCAGGCGTTGCTTTAGTAGGTCTAACGGTTGCAACGGGTGGTTTTGGAGGCGCGGCAATTGGTACTTTTGGTTTGGGTGCCGGCTCAATCGGTGTAGGAACTTTGGTAGCTGGTATTGGGGTGTCCATGGCGTTGGGTGGCGTTTCTCAAATGCTTTCGCCTGTTCCTGAATATCCGACAGGTTCAGACGTACCGGTAGACACACAAGACCCTCAGAGTAATTATTCATTTAGTGGCATTCAAAATGTTAGCCGGAGTGGAATTCCAATCCCTTTAGTTTTTGGAAATGAGGTTTATGTTGGTTCTGTTCTTGTAAATAATGGTATTGATACTGTTCAAGTCGAGGGCACCGCATAATGGCTATACAAAAGATAAATGAATCAACAAGGTTAACAGATTCAACATTACCGAAGGACAGATTAGGTAGTAAACAATTCGCTACCTATGTAGATGTTTTATCAGAAGGGATTATAGCGGGTTTTCCATCAGCTATAGATGAAGGTCATACAGAAGGTTCAGCAAATTACAATAGAGCTGCATTAAAAGATGTGTTCTTAAATAATACTCAAGTATTAGGGCAATCAGCTAATTCAAGCAATCCCAATAATGTAGATTACAATTTTCAAGATGTTGGTTTCGATTGTAGGTTTGGCTCATCTAATCAAACATATATCAAAGGAATAAATGATATTGAAACAGAGAATCAAGTTAATTTAAAAGTTGAGAAAGGAACCCCAATCACTAGATCAATTACTAATACAGATGTAAATGCTGTAAGGGTGACTGTTGGTTTTCCTAGATTGGAAAAGTTTAAAGATAATGGAGATATTGAAGGGGCAAGCGTAAGATTAAAAATAGATGTAAAAAAAGCGGGTGGAAGTTTTGGCACAAAAATAAATGATACTATTAGCGGAAGGTCTTCAAGTACATATTTAAGAGATTACAGAATTAATATCAGCGGTCCTTTTCCTGTTGATATACGAGTAATTAGAGAGACAGATAATAGTACAGATACAAAATTAGTTGATGCATTTAATTGGACTACATACACAGAAATAATTGATCAACAATTTGCTTATGCAAACACAGCACATACAGCCTTAAGATTCGATTCTGAAATATTCCCCCAGGTGCCGGCTCGGATGTGGCGAGTGCGTGGGATAAAGGTAAAAATACCAAATAACGCATCAGTTAGATCTGATGGATCTTTAAGTTTTAGCGGTAGTTGGAATGGTTCTTTTTCTGGTACTAAAGTTTCAACGACATGCCCAAGTTGGATATTATATGATATTTTAACTAATGAAAGGTATGGATTTGGTTCACATATAACTGAGGCGCAATTAGATAAATTTAGCTTTTATTCTGTCAGCACATACAATAATGAATTAATAAATAATGGGCAAGGTGGAACCCATGCCAGATTTGCATTTAATGGTTCAGTACAAAAACAAACTGATGCTTATAAATTAATAAATTCCTTATGTTCGACAATGCGAGTAATGCCATATTGGGGTTCTTCAGGGGCTCTATATATTAGCCAGGACTCACCTAAATCTTCTTCTTATATATTTAATCTTTCTAACACTTTAGAAGGTGGTTTTAGTTATGAGGGCACAAGTTCAAAAACAAGGGCTACACAAATAAATGTATCTTATTTTGATTCAATAACTAGGACGGTTGATTGGGAGGAAGTGTCTGACACTGCTATGCAAAATAAGTGGGGAATTATTCAAAAAAATGTAAAGGCGTATGGTGTAACTTCACGCGGTCAAGCTTCAAGATTAGGGAAATGGATGTTATACACCCTAACAAGAGAATGTGAAGTTGTTAATTTTAAAGCAACATTAGAAACTTGTATTTTAGCGCCTGGGGATATTATTGAGATTGCTGATCCTGTAAGGTCTGGGTTAAGACGAGGCGGGCGGATTGTATCAGCTAGTTCTACTTCAATTACTGTAGATGATTCATCAAGTCAGACAGATTTAGATGACTCTAATAACCCTATTCTGTCTGTCGTTTTGCCTGATGGATCAGTAGAAAGTAAAACGGTTACTAATATTGATGGCGCTGTTATTACAGTTGATTCAGCCTTTAGTACTACGCCACAATATAATTCAGTTTGGGTTCTTTCAAATGATACGGCCCAGACAACTATGTGGAGAATAATAAGTATTGTTGAAGGTGAAAATAATATTTATCAAATTTCTGCCTTAACATATAACTCTAGTAAATTTGGTTATATAGAAGATGGCGCAGCCTTAACAACTAGAACAGTTTCAATTTTAAATGAAATACCTGACGCGCCAACAGATTTAAAAGCTACAGAACAATTCTATGTTGTTAACGATAATGCAAAAGTAAAATTAATTATATCTTGGACGCCAACAAACGGTCTTACTAATTATAAGATTCAATGGAAAAAAGATAATGATAATTGGAGTACTGAAAATATAACAAGATCAGATTATGAAATATTAGATACAACAGCCGGTACATATCAGATTAGGGTATTTGCTATCAATGCAATTAGAAAACCATCAGCGGCACCTGCTGAATTAAATTTCATTGCCGCCGGAAAAACTGCTCTACCCCCTGATGTTACTAATTTAAGTTTTGAAAGTATTAGTGATAATTCAGGCCGATTAATTTGGGATAAGTCAACAACGGCTGATGTAGTTCATGGTGGGAAAATTCATGTTAGGCATAATGCATTAACTGATGGCTCCGCAACATGGAGTAATTCCGTTGATTTAATTAATGCAATTCCAGGTAATTCAAGTGAGGCGGTTATACCTAAATTACCGGGTGAGGTTCTTTTAAAATTTGCAGATGATGGTAATAGGTTTAGTCAAAATGCAACAAGTATAATTATTCAAACACCTATTCAGAAACATAATATTTTATTAGTAAAAAATCAACGAGAAGATCAAATTTCACCAACGCCATTTACAGGTAGTAAAACAAATACAGAATATGATTCAGGGCTTGATGCTCTTCAATTAACTTCTAGCGGTGGAGATATAAATAGTACAGGTTCTTACCAATTCGTAGATACTTTAGATCTTGGAGCACAATTCCCATTAGACATAAGTAGATGGTTTGTTACTCGCGCAATTAGACCAAGTGATTTAATGGATAGCTGGCCAGATGTTGATGCTAGGACTGATTGGGATGGCGCCGTTATAGATAATGTAAACAGTAAATTATTTGTAAGAACAACTAACGATAATCCTTCTAGTTCTCCCACCTGGGGCAGTTGGAACGAGCTAAAGAATGGAACATTTAGCGGGAGAGGATTTCAATTCAAAACTGATTTAACTAGCGCAGATACTACAGAAAATATATTAATTGATCAACTAGGTTATAAAGCAACGTTAGAGCAAAGAACAGAACAAAGCACTGGAATTGTTGCTAGTGGCGCAGGTGCTAAGACAATTTCATTTACTAATAACTTTTGGACAGGAACCGCTGCATTAGGGGGCGGTACGTCGGCGTATCTTCCTAGCATTTCTTTTGTTGTACATAATATGAGTTCAGGGGATTTTATAGACATGGGAACAGTGACAGGATCACAATTTACTGTGACCTTTAAAAATTCAAGTAACGCTGCCGTTGACAGAAATTTCACCTGGACGGCGGTAGGTTATGGGCGGTCTGTCTAAACTAAAAATAAAAGGGAGGCAGGAAAATTTCACAGCATGATCTAAATATTGCCAATGGTTCCGGTAGTGCAACCCGTGGGGATATTAATAATGCTTTAGTTGCATTAGCTTCATTAAGTAGCGGATCTACTGCGCCAACCGCTGCTAATACTCAAAATTATCAATTATGGGCTGATACAAATACTAATAAATTAAAAATACGTGATGCTTCTAGCAATACAACATGGCATGAAATCGGCGCGTTAAATACAGCAAATTTAGGACTTGCATTATTAGCCGGATGTACTTTCACTGGTGAGGTCATATTTAATACAACATCATCAATCCAATTACCGTCAGGCTCTACAGCCGAAAGGCCAGGTAGCGCAACTAATGGTGATATACGTTATAACAGCACAGAACATGAAGTAGAAGCATATAAAAATGGCGCCTGGTCTGATGTTGGTTCAGGTCAAGGGGCAACAGGTGGAGATAATGGAGACAATGCCGTTTTCTGGGAAAACCAACAAACCGTAACCCATGCCTATTCAATAAGCGCTAATAGAAATGCGGGTAGTTTTGGAGAGATCACAATTAACTCTGGTATCACAGTTACAATACCAACAACGTCATCTTGGACAATTGTTTAATTCCATTGTTGTGCCGTATTACCCTCTAAAATAAAAATATGGCAATTACATTAGACGGTTCTTCAGGAATAGCCTCCGTTGATGGATCGGCGGGGAGTCCTAGCATTCGTGGAAGTGATGCAAACAGTGGGGCATTCTTTTCAGCGGATGAAGTTAAATTAGCAACTGCGGGAACTGAAAGATTTAAGGTTACAAGTGGGGGTTATATTCAAGCCTCTACATTCCGGTCAACAAGTACCTGGGGTTTATTAGTTACAAATATAGGAGCCACAGGAGACACAGGCGGCTATCAAACTGAAGGTGTTTCTTTAAGATATTCAGGAGATTCAACACTAGTTAGAACAGATAATCCGGCGGTAACAATGACAAGAAAAGGTAATGCTGGAAAAGTATTAGATTTTTATAGTGGTGAATCGTATGCAGGTGGAGTATATGTTAACGGTGCGAATAGTGCAGCGTATCAATCTAGTTCTGATTATCGTTTAAAAACTAATGTCAGTTCTATGGCTGACGGTATTGCAAAAGTAAAATTATTAAATCCAATTTATTATAAAAGTAATGCTGGAATAGATACCACAACGATACAAACAGGTTTCTTAGCTCATGAGGTTCAATCTGTTATTCCGACGTTAGTAGATGGCGAAAAGGATGGAGCTATTGATGAAAGAGGTAAAGGTTATCAGACCTTAAATTATGCGGGTTTTGCTCCTACAGCAATAGCGGCTATAAAAGAATTAATTGCAAAAGTTGAAATTTTAGAAGCTAAAGTAGCTGTATTAGAGGCCGCCTAGATGTCGAAGATTAAATTAAATGCTGCATCAGGTGGGGGGTCGGTTGCATTTGAGGGACCTGCCTCAAGTGGTAGCGATAAAGTTATAAAACTTCCAGCAGCACCCGGAGTTATTATTCAGGTTATTAGTACTGCTACTTCTGCCAAGTTTTCTGAGTCTGTTGCGAGTGCTGAATATAGTGGCGACGTTATGACATTATCTATAACCCCTCAATCGACAAGTAATAAAATCTTATGTATAGCATCCTTGAACGTAGGATTAAATGCGAATGAACAAATCGGTGCAATTTTAGTCAGAAATTCAACAATAATAGATGATTATAGAGGCGCGTCAGACGGTATTAGGGGCAGATGGGGTCCAAGTGGTTCTACTGGTAATGCAAATCAACCCGAAAATTTAGCTATGAATTATTTAGACTCACCGAGTACTACCTCAGCTATTACTTATCGGATTCGACTTGGAGGAGGTTGGGGCGGCGGTGGCAATGAGACAATAATGTTAAACCGAACTAATGACACCTCTAACGAAACTTACAGGCCCAGAACTACCTCATCCTTTACGCTTATGGAGGTAACTGCATGAACTTAGATCACGATGCGATTTTTAAAGCTTATCCAGATGTAAAAAGGATTCATGACGACATGGGTGCCTTTGATAAGGATGGTAATTCTGTTGACTTAGAACAATCAAAAATAGATACTGCTCGAACAGAATTAAACACTGCGGCGGCGTCTGTAAAATATCAATCAGATAGATCTACTGCTTTTGCTTCTATTGGCGACCAATTAGATATGCAGTATTGGGATGCCGTAAATGGTACGACTACATGGAAGGATCATGTTGCTAAAGTAAAAGCAGATAATCCGAAACCATGAGTACATTAAAGGTAAACGGAATTAGACATACGGCGGCATCAAGTGATGCGATCACAACAGTTAATGACGGAACTTGTACCGCAAAAATAACAAATAGAAGTAATAGAAATATTATTATCAACGGTGCAATGACTCAAACAAATAGAGTTGCCCGTGGCACAACCTCAGTGGGTAGTGTTGGTACTGGCTCTGCAATTGACCTCTGCGATAGGTGGAATAGAAATATTGATCTTCCTAGTGGTGTTAGCAATTTCACCATGTCGCAAGACACCGATTGCCCTGGTGGTTTTGGATACTCTTTGAAAATCACGCCAAACCAATCAAGAAGTGGGTCACTTAGCGCCTCAGATAGGTTCTTTTTACAACAAAAGATAGAAGCACAAAACATAAGAAATAGCGGATGGGATTATACAAATGCCAGTTCAAAAATGACTTTTTCTTTTTGGATTAAGTCAAACTTAACGGGAATAGTAACGCTTGAATTTAATTCGCCTAATACTTCCTCAAGCTTTCAATATTTCCATGAAACAATTACCATTAATAGTGCAAATACTTGGGAAAAGAAAAGTATTCAAATCATTGGAAATTCTAATTTAGCGTTCAACGGTGATGCTGATAATGGATTGAGTTGTACGATGATGCTTTTCGCTGGACCAAACTTTACAAGTGGAACTTTTAATA